ATGGCAAAACAGCCCGCCAACCCGATGATCGCCAAGCGCTTCTCGAAAGCATTCATCAAAGAGTTGCGCGAAGATATCCGAGACGGCGCTCAGAGTAAACATATCAAAGAAGGTTGCAGCAATGTCGTGTTCAAGGACACCCGAGACAATGGCGCACGACTGAAACTCCGGCTCAGCAAATCCGGGGTTGCAAGCTTTTTCATCATAGAGCGATTTTTGAACAGCGACGCCCCGAACACGGTGAACATCGCAGGCATTGATGCAGACCTCGATGCGGTGACCGAACGGGCGAAGGAAATGCAGAACAACATCGTCAAAGGCTTGCACCCAGAGCACGGCGAAGGACTGACAACGGAACTTGAGAAGCAGTTCCACCCGTCAATTAGACAGCTGCACGAAGAGCGGCTGGCCCACATGAAAAACAGGAAGCCACGAACCAGGAAGGATTGGATCTATTACTTCGACAAGCTGGGCGACTGGCAAGACATCCAGATTAATGAACTCACGCCCAAAGCCATCCTATTGAAGCACCTCAGGCTCGAAAAGAAACACAAAGGCTACATGGCGGATAACATCATCAAGTATGTCATCACGCTTATTAACAGCGCCATGAAGAACCCAGAGCCGAATTACAATCGACCGGACCGGAACATCGTCTCGGAGACAATGCGCTACAATGACGCCTTTTTTATCAACCACGGGCAAAGCCGCCGAGCCTCTCGCGCATTCCCCGAGGACAAGTGGGCAAGCATCTGGGAAGCGATCAACGACCTCCGGGAAAAGCAGGCCCTGCGCAACGTCCCCACCCTCTCGCGCACTGCCCATTATTATTTTAAGTTTTTGATGCTCACCGGCATGCGGGATGGCACGGTCAAAACGATTGAATGGCACCAAATTGATTTGGCGAAAGGAACGATATCCTGGGTGAACGCCGAGGACGTTGAAAAGAAAAAGATTGACCAGAAGGTTTTCGACCTGCCCGTCTGTGATTATATCTGGGACATGCTCAAGCAGATGCGCGCCGAGATTGTCGATGAAACCGGAAAAGAGCCCGAGGGCTATCTGTTCAAGTCAGCAGGCCGTGGCAAATCCCCCTATGTGGAGACCGGCATGCCAGACCAATGGCAAGCAATCAGGGAAAAGGTCGGCGGGGTTGTCGCAACCATGCGGGCGAATGACTTCCGCTCCACGTTCATCTCGGTCGCGGACCTGCTGGCAATGGATCGGCATGCAGTGAAAGCGTTGATTGACCACAAAGAAAACAAGCGCGACGCCTACGATGGGTATATCGACAGAAAGGACCCGGTCAAGCGGCAACACGTGAACCGGATCGCGGGCTATATTCTGGAAACGATTGGGGAACAGACCAAACCCAAGGAGTCGACGATCCTGCCTGAGTACATCATGAAATTGGCTCAGAACACGGCACTGAAAGAAGACAAGGAGCCGGAGGAGGTTCTGGCACGCTGGGCTCGCATGGGCAGTCAGCTTGATAAGCTGCAAACCGACGACCCGGAGATCCTGATGATCAAGAACGGGTGACCAGGTCGCCGATGTTGTTCATATCTCGTTAGTCTTTACCCCAGTCCGGGCGCAGCGTGTCCTCATCATCGGGGAGGCTGTCGTCTGGGTCTGGGTCTCTGAGTCCGGCTGCCAGCTTTTCCCTCATGCTTTCACCGACTTTTGAAATCACCTCGGCATTCGACTCAAACAGCGCCCGCATTTCCGTCGCTGCCTTCACTGATCCAAAAACCTCGGCCATGTTTGAAATGGTTGCTGCTCGATGTGGCTCAATGTTCGAGCCGGTCCTGGTTCCAACGCCCAGCCGTCTTCTTTTGTTCTCAATACCCATTGGACCACGTTCTCAATAAGTAAGGGGCGGCAATTATATCCCATCAGTCGCAGCGGTGAACGATGGAAAAAAGGATATACAAAACCAGATATTAATTTGACGGGGTAGCATTTTTTGACTACAATGTAAATATGAGATCGGGGAACGTCTTCGGTTTCATCGGCGGGTCTAGTCAGCCATGTCGTGACAGTGTCTCTTCTTTTTGTGGTTTCGAGCCCCTCTCCGGAGGGGTTTCTCTTTTGTTGGCAAATGGTTTTTGTAGTCAAACCATTACGGGCGCTGTGGCGTGGATATCGAAAATGCCCGGACGGTGCCGGGGTTTGGTTGGCTCGCCCTTCCCTGGGCGGTTGCTGGTTATGCTGCCTCTACCTCTTTTCTCGCACCACTTTTGCGTTGTGCTTTTTTGTTTCTCCTGGCTCTTGCTGCGTCCTGCATTTCTGCCATTTCAAGCTGGCGATAATAGTCGCGATTAAGTTTTGACCCCTCCATCTCATGGCTGCGCAATTCCCTACGCTGTTTCAGTTGAGCTTTCAGCTTGCTCTCGCGGTTGTTCTGCGTTGCCATCTGGGCATCAACTTCGTCGTCCTGAGCGACCTGTTCGTCGCCCCGCTTGTATTCGATCGGGTCAACGTCTGCGGTGGCCATGGCGTAGCACATCTCAAAATCATCGGTCGCTGTGAAGTTCCAGACGCCGTTTTCGGGCTTTTCAACATCAAGGCCCATCACATCGGTCAATAGCTTCTTGACCATGCCAGGGCCCTGCATTCTCGGGCTGATGCGCTTGCTGAATGCCTTCAATGCGTCGCGGTTGCGGATGCTGTGCCCGCTGATTTTCATCTCGCCTTCCTTGATCCATTTCGCGAACTTGTCGGCCTGCGCCTTGTTGAAAAAGGCCGGGCGGTCTTCCTGATTTTCCAGGCCCATCGGGGCGATGATCAGGCTGTCACTGTATTTGATCGAGATTGAGAGCTTACTGTCCGCTGCCCATGCTTTCAGGTTCTGAGCCGCAGTTTTGTGGTTCGGCTTGATCGTGTTGATGTTCGTATCAATGCAGTCGAACAACTTGCGGATGATGCGGCGGCGCTGCATTTCGTTGACCGTCATGAAGTCGGTGCGCTCTCTTGTTGCCGCTTTCCAGTTCTTGATGATGCCACGCATCCAGCCGTTGCGATCCGCCGCAATGAGTTCAAGTGAAAGCTCTGGTGTGCGGTATGCGACGCGCATGTCGAAGTTTTCAAGTTGAACCTCTTCCTCGCGTGTCTTGCTGCTCTTTTCGCGCAGTTGCTTGGCCTGCTGTTCGCTGATGCGGTTGATGGTTTTGACGGCCTCGGCACGCTCCTGCTCGGATTGCAGCTTGCCGTCGTTGAGGCTCATTGCGCCTGTTTTCTTTCCTTCCTGAGCAACCACCCGCTCCATCTCAAAACCCGAATATTTAGCCATGATCAGAGCCCTGTTCGCGTATTGTTCGCGCATCTTGTTATCGCGTGCGATCTGGTTGATAACCTGCTCAACGCCGGGCTGAGTGCGCAGGTTCTCGATATGGTCGGCGGAGTATGCTGTGGCCATTATTTCAGTGTGTGCGATGGATTTGAGCACGTCGGTCGGATTGGTTGGCAGCCAACGGTCAACAATCTCGAAAGAAACGTGGACCTCTGTCATGGCGCGGAACCGGCCCAGGGTCTGAACGAACTCGGTCGGGAGCACTGTGCCCGAAGCCAGGACGAACACGCCGTCAACGTTGTCCGTGGTGATACTAAAACCCGAATTTATTGCTGGGGAAATGATAATCAGGTCATGCCCTTCGATGGTCTCATTGATGTTTTTGAGGGCCTGAGCGTTGTCCGGGTTCTGAACATATTCCTTATTGATAACGAGAACGCGGGCATCGGGCTTGGCTGACAGCATGGTCGGCTTGATGCCGCTGAAATCGTCCTTTTGTGCGCTCTGAGCCATATCCGCGAACAGAACAACCCGCCCGCCATTTGATAGCAATTCCTGGGCAGTTCGGATGCAGCTCTCGTGGTTCTTGTGCAGTTTGAGCTTGCGCTTGACCTGCGGCTTGTTGGTGCGGCTGACGATGATTTTCTTGCCGCTCATGCGGGCCAGTTCGTTGATGCTGTGCTCGGATGTCTGGGCATCAACCACAACGAATGCGCCGAGGTTGGCAGCGCTCAGGGCCGCGTTGTTTGTGTTGTGAGTGATCAGCCCCCGGTCAAGCAGGGAGCCACTGAGAACCGCTTTTCCTGCGTTGTGAGTGCGTGTCTGTTCGTATTCGTCAGCAATCAACAGGCTCGCCGCTGTGCGGTATTTTTCGAACTCCGGGAGGTAGCAGATGCTGTTGGGGGTGCCGACGGCAACCGGGCCTGCGTTGCCTGTTTGCTTGATGATTTGATAATGAGTTGCCTCGCCAAGGTGCTCGACGTGGTGAGATTTACGTGGCGCGAGCATTGCCGCCGTTCTGTCTTCGCTCTGGCACTGATTGAGCAGCGTCTGGCAAAACTGTGATTTTCCTTCGCCCAGCTGCCAGGTCATAGCGAACACGCCGCCCTCTTCCAAAATCATTTTGCGCAGCTCGTCGCGGTCGGCTGGTGCCTCAATAACGTTGGGGTTGCCTGCGCGGATTTGGATGAAGTCGCGGGTTTCAAGATCGAACGCCGCAATCGCCTGGTGTAAGTAATCGGCGGCGAGGTCTTTCAGGCTCTTGCCATTGCTGATTTGACGCTCTGGCATCAGGTTGCGGATTTGTTGCTCTGCATCAGCTGCATCGATTTTGTGCGGAACCAGCTGAGAAAGAAGAGCCGCAATGCTCGGCATGGAGTCAGCCACATCTGAAATGGTTCGGGCGCTTCGGGCGCGTTCGATTGCATATTCTTGATAGTTGCAGGGGTTAATGATTTGACCATCAACTAAAAGTTGGGCTCGGAAATCTCGGGCTCTTTTTAAAGCGTCGAATGCGTTGTCTGATGAAACGGAGACCAGAGTGCAGAGGTCGAGACCTTTTTTGTTGTCTTCGCTGATTGATTGCCATGCGTTGTCAGATGTCTCGCCGAAAACGTTGGCTTTGAAAAGGGTCAGTGGTCCGGTGATGATAAATCTATCGAATTTCATTGTTATCTCGTCAAATTTTTGTGGTTGCAGCTTTTGGTCGGTCAGAACCATCCGCTGTTATTATTATTTAATCACTAATTAACTTTATTTTCAAGCAAATTATCCAGCAATCGGCATTTTTATCTGGTTATATAAAAAATTAAATATTTGTCAAGGCCTGAAAATGGGCAAAAATCTCTCCGAATTTCCCATGGGATTTTCGAGCACTTTTTCGAACCACCTGCTCCGCTCTATCCGTTGTGCTGCAAGGCTTCCCGAGGATTTGAAGGCTGAAAAAAACTTGCAACGCTCCCTTATATAAAACAAACAAAAAAATTTTAGAGAAAATAACCCTCAAAAACGACACAACCAAAGAAACCCGAATGGAACCTTTTCCGCGACAGCGGAGCCCCAAAAAAACATCAGTTAAATCAATTTTTAGGATGGCTGCGCTGTCGCGCAAAAACTGCCCAGGTTGGTCTCTTTCCCTCTGCTGAGGTATAATACCTGAAAATGTATCAACGGAATGATTGCAGGCATCGACCCAGGCGCAAGCGGCGGCATCGCCCTCCTCTCCCCGGACGGGGCACTGATATCCGTCCACGACACCCCCAAAATGAAACACGACGGCAAAACGGTGCCGGACGCCGCCGCGATATCCAAAATCCTCGACGGGGTTCAATTCATCACCCTGGAAAAGGTCGGCAGCCGCCCCCGCCAATCCGGCGTTTTTACTTTTGGTATGTCCCAGGGCATCGTCGTCGCCGTGGCCCGCATGTTGGATATCCCGATCCAGATGGTGCGGCCCCAGGACTGGCAAGATCTGCACGGCCTCAAAAACGGCGAGAAAGACACGAAAAAGAAGAAAGCACAGATCGCAGAGAAGGCCCTCACCTTTTACCCAGATGCCAATTTATACGGCCCGAAAGGCGGCCTCCGCGATGGACGCTCCGACGCTCTCCTCATCGCCCGCTGGGGATATCTCCAAAAAAGTGGCGAGCTATAAAAGAGCCAACACTCGCAACCAGGTATGAACAACACGAGCGGCCCGAGGTGGATATCCAACCCATCAAAAAAAGATAATAAAATAGTTGACCCCATCATGTTATTAAACGATAATATAAATAGACCAATAACAAAAAGAAGAGGCAGCGACATGACTACCCGCACCCGCTACGAACACCCGGCAATCATTCACGACTACATGCGCGAACTGTGCAAGGTGATGATTCAAAAGCGCCACCCGCTCATCAAGGCAGGCACCTACGCAAATTGGCACGCGCCCAGCCTCCGGCTCTACATCAACCTGCGTGACTACGAAGGCGTAGACATCTATTTCGCATTCCCCCGCGACTTCGCCGGACACGCCCTCAGAGTTGAAGACAAAAGGGAAAGGCCCGAGGCAGCCAAGGAAAAGACCCAGCGCCTCGCAGCTCAAAACATCAAAAGGATTTGGGGCGACCAGGTGGCGGAAATTGGCGATCTCATTTTCGATCAGTTGGAGCGCATTCAAAAAAAATCAGAAAATAAATAAAAAAGTTATTGACAACACAACACCGAAACACTAAAATATAGGTATAGGGTTGAGAAACAGCCCAGGCAATCAAGCCAACAACAACAAAAAGAAAGGCGCAAGAAAATGACTACAGCAATCGCAACAACCAACAAAACCAAATCCGACCTGGAACTCCACAACGCAAACAGCGGCGACGTCCGCCCGCTTCACCCGGACGCAATCAAAAAGGCCGCCACCGAGGCTTCCGACCACCTCGCCCACATCCTCCCCGAGGAGCAATGGGACGGCCTCTGGCTCCACGTGATGGACCACCCGAAAACCCTGCCAGGCGGATTTGCTGACATACACTGGGGCGTCTGTGCAACGCTGCAACGCCGGGGCGGCTACTGGTTCCTGGTTCGCGTGACTCGCACCCGCCTATACGCTGGCAAGCCCAACTACCAGATCGTGGGCCTGGAAAAGAAGGTCACCGAAATCCTGAAACACGCCAGCAAGCCAGCAGCAAATTGATTTGCTATACTCGGGGAAACCTTGCACAAGAGGAGACCCCGAGATGGTTGGACCCAAGGTGATTTGACAAGAGCCCCGCCCTGGGGGCTTTTTTGATTACAACCCAACCACATCGTTCACCCCTGCGACTGATCCACCTGCCCGTCGTGCGCGGTTATACTGGGTGAAATTGATTACAAAACATGATTGACCTCAACGAATACCGCGCCGAACGCCAAGACCTGAACCGCCGAGTAGCTGTCTGCATGTATGAAATGCTGGGCAAGCCTCCTGGGGTTTGTAATCAAAAACTGGCCGATATCCTCGCCTGCGGTGTCATGACTGAGGACTCCGTCGCCGACCTTGAAGCCGCTGTCCGTCGTCAATCCCTTCGCGCCGTTTAACCCCTGCCCCTCGCCCTAGAATGCGTCCGGTTTCTCATGCCGGTATCCAGGGTCGGGGGTTATTTTTTTGATATTTTTTCATTATTTTGCCATTTATTTTGTTTTAGTTGTTGACAACACAACACCCACCCACTATAATGGGTGTATAGGGTTGAGAAACAGCCCTCGGCAATAAGGCCAAAACAAAAAGAAAGAGAGATACAAAATGACGAACGAAAACATCAAATTCATCGAAGCAAAGAAAGAAAGCAACAGCTCAGTCCGCGCCGAATTTCGAATTGAAGGTCAAAGCGTTTCTGTTGAGTGGAGCAACATCCACGAAGGCACCGGTGAAACGCTCGACACTTTTGGCCTGACCAACGACGTGAACAGCGTCGACAGCGCCCTGGCCGCCCGAGTGATCGATGCGATCAATGAAGGCGAAGGCGGAGAAGACGACGAACTGTATCTCGCTATTCGCGACACTTTCGACGCAACTGACGCCGCCGAGCTGGCTGCACAGTGATAACCCAGCCCCTCCGGGGGCTATTATTAACACAATACAAACGCATTTATTAATGAGGGCAACAACATGAGCGGTTTCCAATTATCAGCAGTAAAGCACGCGGGCGGGGATTTCTCTCTGAGGGTTCTGAGTCTTTACTCATACACCGGACAGAGCACGATGGGCCGGAGCCTTGCCGAGGTTCTTGATGCGGCAGTGATTGAGCTGGGGCTCTCGGTGCATGAGGTTCACGATATCCAGGTGTCAGCCGTGAAGGGTGAGCGCATTGAGCCCGAGGACCTGGTGTTCGGCAGCTTTTTCGAGAACCGGGTGCGGCTGGTCAGTGAGTCGCGCAACGGCCTCAGAACTTACGAAAATGGGCGATTTTACAAGCCAGGCTGGGCTGCGTAAGCCCTGGCCATTTCCCGCAACGCGGGCCAATCAAACAACAGGAGAGCACATGCAAATCGTAATCACAAAACACTCGGGCACCTACTTCGCCCGCCTTTTCCGATCCGCCCAGAGTATGCCCGGCGAAGCCCAGGGCGAAACCTTCGCGGAGGCGCTCCAGGGCGTCCTGGTTGCCAACAACGCACGCCCCGAGGATATCCACCGCATGGAGTTCCTGGTGCACTCTGACGAAGGGTTCGAGCCCGGCGAGGACAGCGATTTGGGGCCCCTTGCGGGCTTGATTGAGACGACCGGGGAGATGGGCGAGGCGGTTCGGTTTTATCGTTCCAGTGAGTCCCTGAAGCCCTTGCCGCTGCCGTGGGAGATCAACCCGCCCGATGGCTGATGCGTTTCCGTTTTTCTTTAGTTTAGTATATAATAAACCAAAGCAGACAGAACGGAACAATGGCAGCGAAAAGGACTTCAACCGCCAAAAAGACAACCACCAAAACCCATGCCAAGCCCCGGCAGCCCAAGGCGATCACGCCCGAGGTCCGGGCAAGGGTTGCCGAATATGCAGGTCTGGGCCTCACCTGGTCCCAGATATCCGGCGTGCTCAAAGTCCCGGAGCGAACCCTCCAGCGCTATTGCCAGGAAGATTACAACGACGGAAAGGCCCAAAAAGGGGCGATTGCCGTGGCCAAGCTCTGGCAACTGGTTGAAGGTGGGCACCCTGCCTCCATTTTCTTTTTTCTCAAAACCCAGATGGGTTGGAAAGAAACCAGCAAAAACGAGCTATCCGGCCCCGACGGTAAGCCAATCCAGACCGAAGGCAACTTGGAAGTAGAAGTCACGCCCGAGAAAGTCAAAGCCATCATGGCCGCCCTCGATAAGGAATTTTGACAGCAATGAAACCCACCACAGAGGCCGAGCAGCTGGCAGAGCTGCGGCGGCAAATGGATAAGTATCGCCGCGAATATAAGCCATTGACAAAATAATTTTCATTATTAGTTGTTTAGTATTGATGCCGCCATTAGATATTCACATAATAACCTTGTCCTGTATTTATTAACTCAACAAACAAGGCAAATATTATGAGCAACGCACAAGCACTAATGAAATTGATGTCCAGCCTCAATTCTGAATCAGAGCCGGAGAAATGTGAGCGCGCCGAGCTAACGGCAAATATCTCTCGCGAGGATGCTCTTCAAGGCACTCTCACTGTGCTGGAAATCCACCAGAAAGGCCGAGAAGGCTGCGATGCGGGCGAGTTTGACGACGACCTGGCGCTGGCCTTCTTTCGATTGAGGCATGAAAAAGGCCCATTCCTGGCGTGCTGGAAGCTGTTCGAAGAGTGGTTGAAGTCAAAAGGGACGACCGATGAAGGGGTTCTGGACAACCATTTCAAAGAGTTTGACCCGCTGTCGGATGAGCCATGGGTTGTTTTCCTAGCCATCGCATACAACGAAATGAGCGCCGCCTGGTCGCATTAACCCATTCTACCCTCGCCGGTGGTCGGTGGGGGTCTTTTTTTTGGAGTCATTATGAAGCATCAAAAATGGAAGCGCAGATCAAAGCAAGAGTGGCTTGAAATCGTTGATCGTCAGCGTGCGAGCGGGCTCTATGCGACAACCTTCTGCGAGCAGGAAAGTCTTGAATATCGCAGTTTTTGCCGCTGGCGTCGGCACTTTTACGGCACAAGGGATACGTTCCGAGCATCAAAAGACCCCCAAATCAATCACTACCGAGAGTCGGTTCAGGTGAATATTGATCTCCCGGCGCTGATTGAGATGGCTGAGATGGGCAAGAAGGTGTCAATCAATCTGGGCAACGGCGTCGAGATGCGCCTGGGGCTTGTGGCATGAGCAGCGGCAAAAACGATATTGAAACCATCCAGCACCCCAAAATTGAAACGCCCGAACACGGGCAAGTCATCGAAACCCCCGAGGTCGAGGAGCCTCTCCTGGTCCTGTCCCGCGCTGAGCTGATCGGCGCATTGACGACAATGGGGAATGACCTGCTGTTTCGCCTCAATGCGGGCGATGACGCCATGGACTCGACGATGGAAGTGATTGAAAACGCGATCCAGGAGTTGTGCGGGGAGTCTGTTGATGCTGCGCTGGCCTGGTGTGGGGATTGATGACATGACAGCAATCAATATTGAAAAGATCAACAACAGCGCAAGCGCCAAGCACCACATGCGGATCGCCGAGATTTTTGAGGCGCTGGACAGACCTGAGGAGGCTGACAGTCATCGGCAAATTGCTGAGTCATTCGATGCGCTCGAAAAGGAAAGAGAGGCCAGTATCAGACGACAGGAGCTGTTCAGAGAGTCGTTTCTCGCTGGTATTCAGGCGGAGAATGCAAGGAGTCATGCCGAGATGATCAAAGAGGAGGCGGAAGAAGCAAGAGACCGCAGGCTGCGCCGGATGTTTGCGATTAATATGGGTCTTCTGTCGGGAGCTTTTGTTCTCCAGATGGTCAGTATTTTGGTTTTTCAATGATGAGCGACCTCCTCGAATACGCCGCCCATGATGGTCTTATGGTGTTCGAAAAGGATGGATGCCTGATTATCGAAGATCCGCGACCCTACGAGCCGAGCATTCCCGAGCTGTCGTTTCCGGCTGACGTGCCCAGGCTCGGGCGATTTCAGCGTTGTGCGCTGTCGTCAGCTATCTCCTCCCGAAATTCGTCCTCAACCTCAGGCCTCGGCTGTTCCATGAGTTCCCTGCCCTTTTTCCCAATCTCTCGCAGCCTCTCGGGCGTCGGCCTGAACTGACCCCGAAAGCCTGGCTGCGGTTGCTTCTGTTTGTCGGTCATCTCCATCTCCTTTTGGTTCCAATCATAGCAAAAAGCGCGTAACGGTGCGGGATTGCGGGCGGTTATCCAATGTTTAGTATGGTTTAATCTATATAGTTTCGCGTATAATAACTCAAAATGTGCGCGAAACTTGAACAAGTTCAATTTATACCAGGGCGATTGCCTTGAGGTTCTGAAAACCATTCCTGATGCCTCCATCGACAGCATCGTCACCGATCCACCCTACGGGCTGAGCAAGCAGCCGGATATCGCAGAGGTCCTGACAAAGTGGCTCGCTGGTGAGGATTACACCCACCGGGGCAGCGGCTTTATGGGCAAGAGCTGGGACTCGTTCGTCCCTGGGCCTGCCGTATGGCGTGAGTGCTTCCGCGTGCTGAAACCGGGCGGTCATTTGATTGCGTTTGCTGGGTCTCGGACTTATGACTTGATGGCCATTGCGGTGCGGCTCGGGGGTTTCGAGCTGAGAGACCAGGGGTTTTATCTATATGGTTCCGGGTTTCCTAAGTCTCTGGATATCTCGAAAGCTCTCGACAAGGCGGCTGGGGCTGAGCGTGAGGTTGACGGGAAAGCATTTGGCGTAGGCAAACACAGCAACACGTCGATTGAAGGTGGCGCATTTAATAGCTCGTATGACAAAACAAAGCCCGCAACTCCCGCCGCCCAAAAATGGCAAGGCTGGGGCACCGCCCTAAAACCGGCACACGAACCCTTCGTCATCGCCCGCAAGCCCTTGGAGGGGACTGTTGCCAACAATGTGATGAAGCATGGCGTGGGTGGTCTCAACATTGACGGATGCAGGCATGGGGAGCGGTTCCCAGCCAACCTCCTCCACGACAACAGCGAAGCCGTGGCCGATATCCTGGGCGATAAAGCTCGGTATTTTTACGGCACGAAGGCCAACAAGCGGGACCGCAATGAGGGGCTGGAAGACGCCAAGAACACGCACCCAACCGTCAAGCCCACCGACCTCATGGCCTACCTCTGCCGCCTCGTCACACCCCCAGGCGGCACTGTCCTGGACCCCTTTATGGGCTCTGGCTCAACCGGCAAGGCTTGCGCGGCTGAGGGCTTCGAGTTCATCGGCGTGGAGATGGATGCCGAATACCTGGCCATTGCTTCGGCCCGGATTTCGTTTGCTTACAACCAAGCCGGGGGTGCGGCATGAGTTTCGAGCTGCACCTGGGGGATTGCCTGGAAAAGATGAAGGATATCCCGGATGGGTCGGTGGATGCGGTTATTTGTGATCCGCCGTATGGGACTATAAATGGCGTGGTTGCTGAAGAGTCTCACCACGGCATGAAGGGAAAAACTGCCTGGGATATCTCAATAGAAACGGCGGCCATGTTCGCGGAATGCAATCGAGTCCTGCGCACAAATGGGGCTCTTTTGCTGTTTGCGCAGGAGCCATATACCAGTCACCTGATCACCAACGCCCACGCCAACCTGCCTTTTAGTTACCGCCTGACGTGGCTGAAAGATCATTTTGCCAATTCGCTGATCGCAAAGAAGGCCCCGGTCAATTACACCGAGGATATCTGCGTTTTCTTCAAGAAATACGACACCCTCGCCCAGCATCCGTTGCGGGATTATTCGAAAACCGTCATGAGTTTCATCGGCAAGGGCCTGAAACAAATCAATACCGAGCTGGGGCATCGTCGTGCTGAGCATTTCTTCTATGTGGACTCGACCCAGTTCGGGCTCTGCACCCCCAAAACCTACGCCGAACTCTGCGAGCTTTACGGCATCAGCAGCCAGCCCTGGTTCAAGTCATACGACGAAATGAAGGAGATCGACCGCAGGTTCACCCGCAGGTTCAACCTCCCAGAAGGCCAGAAATTCAAGTCCAACGTCCTGCAATACCGCAAGGACTACACCGGCCAACACCCCACCCAAAAGCCCGTGGCGCTGATGGAAGACCTGGTGCACACCTACACCCGCCCCGGCGATACGGTTCTGGATTTCACCATGGGCAGCGGCTCCACCGGCGTAGCAGCTGGCAACCTGGGGCGGCGTTTCATTGGCATCGAGATGGACGAGGGCTATTTCGATATCGCCCGGTCTCGGGTTGGGGTTGCTTACAAACAAACAGAGGAGGAGGTGGCGTGATTGGATTGATTATTAAGGGCTCGCAAGTGGTGGCTGGTTGTGCGGCGAGAGCACTGGGCGTTTTACGCGGTAGCGTGCGCAGCAAGAAAGAGATTTTTATTGATCATGAGGCTGATTTCGATGAGGTCGTTGATGCGGTCGGTAAGCTGGCCGAGGACCCATCCATAACAATTTCATTTACGGGTGTCAGAAAGCCTCTGTTTCTCGAATTCGTTCAGGATTTCTTCCCGATCATCCATGATTTTGAGTTCGAGATTGCTGAGCACCACACGAACTATGCAATCGCCCTTGAGCGGTGGTTTCTTGGGCGGGATCGCAAATCGGTCATTAATGCGCCGCATAGATACAGCAACACCAGCCTGCTGACGATGGGCATTATCTGGGCGCTTATCAAAAACCCTTCTTCTCGCTTCGTTTATTTGAGCTTTTCCGAGTGCCTTGTCAAAGAGGCATTGAGCCAGATCAGCGACCTGGTCAATTCCGAGAAATTCCAGGAAGCGTTCCCGTCTCTCGGTTTCAGGGCTGAGGGCGGACGACTGATAACAAGCCAGGGCGGCGGCGTTTCTGGGGCCTTCACGTTTGACCTGAAAGCGGTCCGAAGCCAGAAGGAATGGGTTTGCGGGTCTTTTAGGCGCTCATCGACTGGTGGGCTTGTAGTGGATCACGCCATTCCTCCATCCCACGCTGATGACGTTCCCGAAAGATATCTCCCAATGCTTCAAGAGCTGGTCGGCGGTCGCGGTGAGGGTTTGCCGGTCCTTCTTTCTTGCCCGCGATTTGGCAAGAACGATCCGACAGCAATCGCCCTGAAATGCTGCGATTGGACTGCTCGTGTCACGCGCTTGCCTGCCGAGAAGGATGGAGTGCCAACGTGGCCGGGCAAGCTCAACGCGACGGATATCGCAATGAGAAGACAGACAAGCCCGGAATTGTTTTCAAGGCTTTACCAGCAGGAAGTTTAAACACTAAATGGCAAGGATGCCGAGAGCCAAGGAATGGATGCAGTCAGCAGAGCAGTAATCAGAGAGAAGTGCGAGCAGGACTTCATGTTCTTCGTTCGCTATTTCTTCAAGATGGGCACCGGCTCCCGTTTCGTTGTGAATTGGCATCATCACGAAATCGCCAAAAACATGATGCTGGCGACGACTGGCGAGGTGCTCCGAATGATCGTGGGCATGCCGCCTCGCTACGGAAAGACTGAGTTGGTTGTCAAGATGTTCGTGGCCTGGGCGATTGCTAAAAACCCCCGCGCCAAGTTCATCCATCTCTCCTACTCTGACGAGCTTGCATTCGATAACAGCAGCGCGATCAAGGAAATCATTCTCTCCGATGCCTTCCGCGAGTTGTGGCCGCACATCAAGCTCAAAGACGACGCGAAGAGCAAGAAGAAATGGTATACCGCCCAAGGTGGCGGCCTCTATGCAACAAGCTCCGGGGGTGCGGTCACGGGCTTCGGTGCGGGCTCAACAGCTGCCGAGGCCGAGGCCGAGGGAGACGACGAACACCTGGAAGAGCTTCGCCGTCTGGGCCTTGAAATCGAATGGGCCGACGCTGGCAAGGAGGAGCGAGACCCCAACCTTTTCTGGGGTGCGATTATCATTGATGACCCAATCAAGCCCACGGACGCCGACAGCGCGGTGGTTCGAAAGACCATCAACAACCGCATGGTCAACACAATCGGGAGCCGGGTGAACAGCCGAAAAACCCCGATTATAGTCGTTATGCAGCGCCTGCATGAGGAAGACACCACCGGGTTCCTGCTGAACGGCGGAACGGGCGAGAAGTGGCACCACGTTGTCTTCCCGGCCCTCTACGAGGAAAACGGCCAGGAGAAGGCTCTGTGGCCCTACAAGCACACGGTCGAAGAGTTGAAACAGATGCGCGAGGCCAACGCGTATGTGTTCTCCGGTCAATACCAGCAAACCCCAACCCCAGCAGCCGGGGGCGTGGTCAAGCTCCAGTGGTTCGAACGCTACAAAGAACCACCCGCCGAGCCCGAGCAAATCATTTTCAGCTGCGACACAGCATACAAGCCAGGACAAATGAGAGACCCCAGCGTCGTCGGTGTATTCGGGAAGTTCCGCAAGCGTTGGTACCTGCTGCACATTTGGCGCGCCCGAGTGACCTATCCAGAACTCAAGCGGACCACATACGCAATGGCGGACAGATGGAGGCCGCACGGGATATTGGTCGAAGATAGGGCCAGCGGCCAGTCGCTAATACAAGACATGCGAGAGGATGGGTTGCCAGCAATACCAATCCAGCCCGAGGCAAACAAGCAGATCCGGATGGACAACCAGGCCCCGATGCTTGAAGCCGGGCTAGTGCTGTTGCCAGAGCGTGCTGAGTGGCTCTATGAGTTCGAGCAAGAGGCAGTGCATTTCCCGAAAAGCAAGCACGACGACCAGATCGACGCCCTCTCCCAGTTCCTGAAATGGTCCCGCAATGCCAGCCTGGAATTCCTGAGCGTGGGCGGCGACGAGTGGGCCGAGGTGGCAAAAGAGATGGGCGACGACCCCGACGATTGGGACGAGTTCGACGATGATTTCGATTGATTTAGATGCTCATTTATTATATATTAAACCAAAGCGAAATTTATAAAACATGGGCAAACATTTAAAGGATTTCCGTCAAGGGGATACCTACGTTTACGGGGTTGAGCAATTTGCGACTGACGACACAGGAGCAGATGTGCCTGTCGATCTTTCGGGATGTCGCTTGACCCTGTCTCTCACTTCGTCGTTTGACGAGCCTCCGGTCTTTACGTTCTCCAAAATTGCAGGCGACCACATCACCGACAAGCCCGCCCAAGGGCTCATCAAAATGGTCCTGGAGAGCGAGTTCACGCGCCTCATACCCGCAGGCAAATACTACTACGACGTGCAATTGGAGATGCCGGACGGCACTGTTTCGACTGTTCTGCCGCCGCTCGAAGACTACAAGGACCGGGTTCAGGTCATCCCCGATATTAGCGACGAAATTTAACGAAAAACTCCGGGCGTGAGTCCACTCGGAAGAACACAAAGGGATCTGCGAAGCGCCGTGCGTGGCCAGCGATAAGAGCGAATAGCGCAAAGGGTTGAGAGCAGCAGCCCAGAAATTAACCAATTGAGGCCAAGGATGGCGGAAACTAAAACGATTGTTAACCAGCAAACCACCCGGATCATCACGAAGGCGGCGGACGTTGTCGTCGTTCAGGGCCAAAAAGGCGAAACCGGAGCCCAGGGCCAGGCAGGCAGCGACGGCGTCGGTATCGTCTCGTTGTATGCCTTGAACGGCTTCGTTTATGCGTCATTGAGCGATGGCCGGGATATCAAGATTGCAGAACTGCCACGCGGCCCGCAAGGCCCGACAGGCCCCCAGGGAGCCGCAGGCACGAACGGATTGGACGGCGAGGACGGCGTTGGCATCATTGACGCAGGCATCGTTGACGGCGATCTCTACCTGGAAATGACCGACGGGATTGTCTACAACGTGGGCCCCGTTGTCGGCCCCCAAGGTCCCCAAGGCCCCACCGGGGCGAAAGGCGACAAGGGCGACCCAGGTGCCACGGGATTGCAAGGTCCAGCGGGCCCGACCGGCGCTCAAGGCCCTGCGGGTGTTGATGGGGCTGATGGGGCCCAGGGCCCTGCGGGCGTTTCGGTAGCGTCGGCAAACATCGACCAAAACAACCACCTGATCCTGACTCTGAGCGACGCGACAACCGTGGACGCTGGGGAGTTGCCTGCGGGCTCTGGGGGCGGTTCTGATTGGCTCACGGACGCCCCTGTGGGCCACTTGCTGCTGCTGCCCGAACTGCCGACAAACGGCAAGTGGATCGCCCGTGATGGGGCTCAGCAGCCGTCCACGAGCTACCCGGAACTCGCTGGCAAAACCGGATATCCATTGATTTCAATTCCGGACAGCTATGCCAACGTTGCCGCGTTTACCTCGCCGCACGAGATCAAATACAAGTTCCCGGACTTCGGGCAGACCCTGACCCTCGCCGATGGCACGATCATCATCAACGCCCTCGATATGTTTATATATTCAAAAGATGCGGGCGCAACATGGCAGACCCCGGCCTTTTTAGCTGAGAACCAAATCTCCTGGGGCCTGTTCGAGCATGCGGGCAAGCTTTACGCCACAAGCAGCTCCACCGGCTCGGTGCATATTTACAACAGCACGACGATGGAGTTCCTCTACACCGTTTCGATATCCTCGGGTTATACCACGTTCAGCATCGTCTACGATGACCGTGCGGGCCTTTTCTATGCGGTCGGCGTGAAGGTTGTGAGCACCAGTCAATCGCGCCGCTATGGTGTTTTTGAGTCGGTTGATGGCCAGACCTGGACCTTCAAGTATGACGTCAATCCGGGCGGCGTGACAGAGAGCACGCTGATGTCTCGGATATTCATCACCGAGGCCGGGTTCGTTGTTGTTAATACGATTTATGCCCGGAACACGATGCACACCGTCCATTTTTATCCGGATATGGACAGCGCCCACACGGAGCACGCAGTTCCCACCGGCACCGGGCAATCCTATGACAACTTTTTCGCAAATGGCGCAGTCTCGGGCAACGTTGTCCTGCTTCTGTCGCAATCCCGGCAATATCGCAGCGTAGATGGCGGCCAAACCTTCGAGGAGTTTTTCCCCACAGGACTGGGCACCAGCGGCTGGGACCTGGTCTCAATCGGAAATGGCGGCTGGATTGTGGCAAGCACTGCGGACGGCATTCGCTACTCAAAGAACGACGGCGACACCTGGGTCACGTATGCAGCCAGCGCACTCACCAGCCCGGATTTGAAGCGCCTGGCGCTTGATGCTGATGACAACGTGTTCGCATTTAGCAACAACACCAACGCCGACACCTGCGCGAAATTCCTCGCATTCAAGCCCGCAGATGCCGATTTCCGAGTCCCAACGCTCACCCCTCCGGACAGCTCGGCGAGCTGGTTCGTGAAGGCCAAACCATAAGGATTTGACGACAATGACACCCAGAGAAAAGGCCCAAGCGCGGGCGCAGCGCAATCGAATGATCAGCGAGACGGATTTCGTGATGCTGCCTGACTCGGATTACGCGCAAGCGCAGCGGGACGAAATGAAGGTCTATCGGCAGGCCCTGCGGGACATCACTGCCCAATTTGATGCGGCTGCCACGGCGGATGACCTGGTCTGGCCGGTACCGCCCGCCTGGTTTTACTAATTTATATACCCATTTAATAACGGACGGACACGATGAGCGAGACGGAACTCGATTTCGAAAAACGAAACATGGCAATAGCGCAGAGCCACCTGGCCCAAATGGAGCGGGCGCGGTGGACGGATTGGACGCTGCAAAAGACGGTGAAAGAAGGCGTTCGGGCGTCTGGTTGGGTGTTTCTTGCTAACAAGCTGATCGGCGACGCGGTCTCCTCGGCTCCGCTGGTTGTTTATAACGCGGACGGCAAAATCGAATGGGAGCACCCGGTGACGATGCTGCTCCAAAACCCGCACCCTGAATTTTCCAGGGCTGATGTGTTCAGGCTGTTGGCTTCATGGCTCAATTTAACGGGGACCGGCTACTTTAAAAAAGTGGCTGGGCTCCGTGGCCAAACAAAACAACTCTGGCCCATCTCTCCGGACCGACTCGCCCCTTTGCAATCCAAGGAGGCCGCCTATCTGATCGACGGCTATGAGGTGGAAATCAAGGGCGAACGAAAGCTCTCTGTCGAATACACACCCGAGAATGTGATCCGGTTCTGCACCCCCGACCCCGCTGACCCGTTGCGCGGCCTCTCGCCTCTCCTGGCGGCCTCTCGTGCGGTGGATCTGGACGTGGGCCAGCAGGATTGGAATAAGGCCCTGCTGCAAAACCGTGGCAACCCAGACATCGCTATCACGATGAAGGGCGACGTCAACGAGCAGCAGAAGAAATCCATTTTGCGCTCAATAATGAGCAAATTCCGAGGCCGCCGCAACGCTGGCATGCCCCTGGTTCTGGGTGGCGAGGCGCAGGTCACCCGGCTCGGACTGTCGCAACAGGAGATGGATTTCCTGGCGTCTCGCAAGTGGAACCGCGACGAAATCCTGAGCATCTACGGCGTGCCGCCTCAACTTGCAGGGGCGCAAGAGTCGAGCACGTATAACAATTTCAACGAAGCGAAGCGGGTGTTCTGGATCAATACCATCATCCCGCTTCTGTCGTTGCTGTGCGATGCCCTCAACCGCTCCCTCTCCGACGAACTGGCAGAGGGCTATTACATCGGCCCCGACCTGTCTGACGTTGAAGCGCTTAGTGAAACCCAGGACGCAAAGCTCGAACGCGCTGAAAAGCTGTTCAAGATGGGCGTGCCGATGAAAACGATCAACGAGCGCCTGGAGCTGGGCCTGCAAGAGTTTGAGGCCTGGGACAAGCCCTGGGGCGGACAGAAGGCTGCGGGGTTGTCATCAAATGAGAGTTTGAGCGCAAATAGAACCGACGATGTCGATGGGCTCGCTACGCGAAAAAAGTCCAATGGCCCCACTCCTAATGGTTGGCAGTTGAAGCCGTTCGAGGTGCGGGCCAGTGAGCAGGAAAAGGAAGAGGAGAGGCGAGAAAAGCTGGCAAACGGCGCAATGCTGACCACCCTCTCCCAAATGCTGGAGGCCCAAAAACTGGTGGCCCTGGAGGCCGTGGAGGCCGAGCTGCCCGCCGAGGAGCTGGTCGGGCTGATGGCTGAGGTCTCTGCCGAGTTTCGGGATGAACTGGAAGCCCATGCCGTGGAGGCTGGCGTGCAGGCGGCTGAAAATATCGTCATCGAACGCCGGGGCCTGAACCTTCGGGCGGATACCGAAATCATGGACATCGTTGCGAGCAAAATCACCCAGGAGAGGTTGGTCTGGAATGAACTCGCGTTGATTGACCAAATCACGGGCGAGCGCATTGCCAATGAATTGATCGCCGGGCTTGAGGCGGGTGAAAGTATTCAGCAAATTCAGGATCGCCTGTCGAAGGGCTCGGACTTCTCCCCGGTTCGGGCGCTTCGGATATCCCGGACCCTGGTCGGCTCTGCTTCATCGATTGGGCAGTTGGCGGAAGCTGAGGACGTTGGCTGCACCACCAAAACCTGGATAACCAGCGCAGCCCACTCACGGGACGGACACAAGAACCGGAACGGGGAAACGGTGGCGATTGATGCGCAATTTTCAATGCAGTATGGCGGGCGACCTCGTTGGCCTTTGGATCAAGACACAACCGCAGCGGACAGGATCAACTGCCGGTGCGGGTTGGATTTCGGGTTCGATTAAAAAAGGCCCCGCGAGGGGCCTGGCGGTTGGTTATTTTGAGAGCCTGAGCGCTTCCTTCATTGCCTCAACCATGTCGAACCGCCCGCCCTTTTCTGCAAGCTTTTCGAGATGCATGGCCAGGTCGTTTTCGTCGTTGTGCTCGGATTGAAAATATGCGAACTCCCCGGCCAGTTTGTTGTTCATCGGGTGCTCGGCTGCATTTACCAGCTCAGCCGCTTCCTCGATGAGCCCCACGTCGGCCATGTCGTTGATGCCCTGCATGTTCGGCTTGCGAGGTGCTCGCAGGCGGTCCGCAAATTTGACTGCAAACAGCCGGGGTTGCATGCCGACGATGTCCTCAAGCTCGGCCCAATCGTCGCTGATGAGCTTGAATTCCTCGTCCTCTCGGGCGTTGGAGATGGTCAGCACTTCGCCGTCGAATTCGCCCCAAATCTCTTGCTCGTCTTCGTTAATCAGGCGGGCAATCAACTGGTGCTGGCATTCGAGGGCGTCGACAAGGTGGTCTTCCAGATATGGGTCGACATCCATCATGCTGGCCATCTCTTCGATGAACTGAGAGTCGGGCAGTAGGATCAAGCGCTGGGCGTCGTCTTCGTTGTCTGCAATCGTTGTTGCGTAGTTGTCGCCCTCGCCTGCGAACATCTTGAAGTTGTCGGGGTTGATATAGATGTGGTCATCGAAATAGTTGTCAGTGACTGAGAGCCCTTGCAGGTCGGCGACCGCGTTGATGATGTCGCTCTCCCCTTCCATCTCCATGAGTTGGGCGGCCAGGGCGTTGCGGGCTTCGATGACTGCTTCTGCGAATGTTTTCATTGTTGTTATTCCTTCGTCTGTTATGGCTGAATTGCCGGGGTTGTTTCTCAACCCATATACCCATATTAACGCTGACGTGTTGGGTTGTCAATACTTTTTCATCTTTTTTTTGCTTTATTTTTATTTTTCTGTTTTTTTGCTGGTTTAATATATGATAAAATAAACCCATCGCGAAATTGAAAGCTGGCAGGACGCTGGCACCAATCAAATCCATGGATGGACCAATGGCGAAAAATTTAGAACTGAGAGCACTGGGCAATTGCGAGGTCCGCGAGGACGCGCCGGGCGAATTCTCCGGCTATGTCGTGACCTGGGGCACCAACGACAGCTACAACACCTCTTTTAAGCGCGGCGCGTTCAAAAAAACCATCTCCGAGCGTGCTGGCAAAATCAAATTATTGTGGAACCACGACGCGAAAGCCATGCCAATCGGCTCCGTGCTGGAACTGGTTGAGGATGACACTGGCCTGTTTTTCAGGGCGGCCCTCGCCCTGGACACCGAAAAAGGTCGGGAAGTTTATAGCCTCATGAAAATGGGCGCTATCAATACGATGTCGTTCGGCTTCCGCACTATAAAGGACGGCGGCTACAAGAAAGGCGTCCGCGAAATCACTGAGGTCGCCCTCTACGAAATCAGCCCGGTCAACTTCGAGGCCAACCCAACCGCAACGATCAACGACGTGCGGGCCACCATTTTCTCCCAAACCATTCAAGACGCCGACCTGCGGGTCCGTGGCAATCGTTTGATGAGCGCACTGGAAGAGACCCTCTGGGATATCCACTGGGACATCGACGCCCCTGACGACCGCGTCCGGGCTGCTGATGCCGCTATCGGCGAGTTCCACACAGCCTTCATTGAGTGGATGCAAGAAATCAACGAAAGAGCCGAAGAGGTTCGAGGCGCACCTGATGCCAACGCCCTGGCACAGGCCTTTAATCAGTTCCTGGACGGGCGGTCCGCTGCTGATTTTGCTGCCGAGAGTCATTTCACTCGTGATCAAGTCGAGTCACTCCGTCGGGGCAAGTTAATCCCCGGAGCCGATCTGAAGGGTGTTTCCGAGGATGTCGTGAAGGCATACGAAGAGCGCCAGGCCGAAGTCGCGCAAGCACTTCACGCCGAACTTGAAGCTCTACCCGAAGACCTGCGCAGCAAGGCCCTTGAAGGCTTCGTTGCTCCCGTCATTGAGAGCAAAGAAACCCCGGAGCCTGAGCCGGTAGAGGACACACGTGCGCAAGCCATTGCCGCTGCCCTCGCCCGCGTGCGGGAACTTCGTAAAAACTGATTACATACCCATTAATTAACCATTGTCAAGGAGTGACAAAATGGACGAGCAAATGAAAGAACTGTTGGCCGAAATCGAAGCAATGAAAACCGAGCTTCGCTCCGCCAATGACGAACAAGCCAAGGCCCTGAACGACCAGATCGAAGAGCTGCGCGGCCAATTCGAGGCCATGGAGCAGCGTGCGGTTGAAGCCAATCGCCCTGGTGCTGGTGAATCCCTGCGCGATGCGGACGCAGACAAGCACGGCGAAATGTTCGCACGCTATGCCCGCACCGGCGACATGGAGCTGCGCACTCTGTCTGGCGCTACCGACGAAGAGGGCGGCGTGTTCCTGCCGACTCAAATGGCTGCCGAGATCAAATCCAAAGCCGCAAACCTGAACGAAATCCGTCGTCACTGCTACGTTGGCCGCACCGGCATGAACAGCGTGCTGGTTCCGTCTCTGGCGCGTCCGAAGGCTGGCTACGGCACCGTGACCCCGACCGAGCAAGAGCTGAACAGCGGCTTCACACGCCTCGACGTTCATGACTGCAAGGCCCTGGCGGTTATCCCGGAAAACACTCTGGCCGACTCGTCTTATGACCTGAACGGCAAGCTGACCAGCCAGTTCTCCGACGCCCTCTCCGAGGAAGAGTCCCGCGCATTCGTGATGGGTTCCGGCGTAAATGAGCCTCTGGGCATCGTTTCCAAAGAAACCAAAGCCAATGCCGTGACCACTGCTGCCTCCGGTTCCCTGGGCGCTGATGGCGCTGCTGTTGAGGACATCATCAACAAGGCCCTCTACAGCCTGAAGAAGACCTACCGCCGCAACGCCAAGCTGATTTGCAACAGCAACACCGAAGCCGAACTGGCCAAGGTTCGCGACGCGAACGGCAACAAGCTCCTGACCAAGGATGGCGACCGCACCTGGTTCAACGGCACCGAAATCGTGACCTGCGAGGATATGGATGACGTGGCTGCTGGCAAGTATCCCATCGTTGTGGGCGACCTGCGCCAGTTCGAGGTTTACGACCGCTCTGACATCTCTGTCAAGCGTCTGACCGGTGGCAACTACGACACCAGCTCAACCGTTGGCTTCCTGCTTAAAGCACGCCATGCCGCTGGTGTGACCCAGGTCGAGGCCTTCGTTCCGGTGAAGGTCAAGGCGTAAGCGCTAAGCCATAAAGCCGGGCCCAGGGTGGGCTCGGTTTAACCAAATTATTTTGCAAGGAGCAAAACCATGAAAGGCGATATCACAAACTTCGAAACCATCGAAATCGCACCAGCCGCATCTCGCATGGATGCACAGGTTCAGGAAATCATTGACGTTCAAAACGGCGCAGGCGTTGGCATTGCATTGTCCGTTGGCACCGTTGGCACTGGCATCACGTTCAGCCTCGAAGCCTCTGACGACCAAGTCAGCTGGGAGCCAGTGGCCGGTCAATTCGCTCTGGATCTGCCCGCTGCCCAGCTGTATTCGCTCGGCGTTTACAAGGCTGAAAAGCGCTACTACCGCGCAACTATCGACAACGTCGGCACCTCAGTGTATTCCGCTGTTGCCTCCGTTGGTCCTGCCAAATTCAAAGCTGCTGAGTAAGTAGCCGAGAGCCCTTTCCCGGCCCCCGCCCTGGGGGTTGGGATTGGTTGACGCGGAGCCCGATATGTTGCTGACAACCTTCGAAGACCTCAAAGCATTGCTGAAATTACAGCTGGACAGCCTGAGCGATTACCCGGCCCTGTCCGTGATTGCTGAGTCGGTCACTGCTGCCATTCAAGTCTATCTCTGCCGGGATTTGGAGCTGGACTCATACACCGAGCGGTTCGACATGGACGGTGAGCGCTTCATCGGCCTGCGGGCCATTCCTATCAAAAAAATCAAATCTGTCACGGTTGATGGCGTGCCCTTCATTGGATATCGCCAGCGCCTGGATCGGTTGGAATTTCACTCGCCTGTTAACGGGCTGCTGGAAGTGAAATATCAGGGCGGGCTGGATGACATTCCCGAGGATATCAAGCGGGCTGCGTTGTTGCAGATTGCGCACGAGCACCAGCGTCACGACCACATCGGAGCCAATTCAGTGAGCACGGACGGCGGTTCGGTCAGGAACCCCGAGCTGGGGCTGCTAAAGGAAGTGCGCCGGATGCTTGAAAAACACATTAACTACGCCGCCAAAGGGATTTGAACGTGGCCGAACAGCAACCCAACAACCCGCAAATAGATTACGCGCAACTCGCCACCGCCGTGGCCTCTGCATTGCAAAACAGTCAGGCAAACAGCGACTGGGAGACAGAGCACAGAAACCAGCACGCCACGATAGCGGTGTTGATCCCATATGCCCCGCTGATTGTCGAAATGGCCGAGGAGCTGCGGGAGCGGCGTGAGCGTCGAAAGCGATTAATCGAAAAGGTCACCGGGTTCGTTGTCGTTGCCGCTGCGGGCGCTTTTCTCACGTGGCTCGGGGCTGCAACGCTCAAATGGCTGCATATCAGCCCCGGTTGGTAGCAATCAAAGGAGAGGCAAGGATGCCGGAGTTCTCAAAACAGAGCCAAGGACGGCTCGACACCTGTCACCCGGACTTGCGCCGGTTGTTTGAAGAGGTTGTGAAGTATTACGACTGTTCAATTCTGGCCGGGCATCGGGGGCAGCAGGAGCAGGATCAGCTATACCGCGAGGGCAAGTCGCAGCTGCGGTTCCCGCGCTCAAATCATAACGCTATGCCGTCGAATGCGGTGGATGTGGTGCCCTATCCCGTGGATTGGAAAGACACCGAGCGGTTCGCCCATTTTGCGGGCTATGTGCAGTGTTTGGCTGACCAGATGGGGATCGCCATTCGTTGGGGCGGTGATTGGGACCAGGACGGGTTTGTCGCAGATGAGCGGTTCCTGGATATGCCGCATTTTGAGCTGATTTGATTGGCTGCCCTACGGGCTAAATCAACCATGGATATTTCCGCGTAGCGGGTACAATTATGACTCAGGCAACGGTTCAACTCATCGGAATGGAGCAGGTCCAGCAGCAGGTCGCTGGGCTTGATGACTCCATGTTTGAGAGCGCCAAGAAAGAGTTCAATAAATCGGCCTTTATTGTAAAAGGCAAGATGGCGAACCGCTCACGAAACGGCCCGCTGCATGCCCGAACCGGCGAACTGGCCCGCTCCTGGCGCTCAAAAGTCTACGGCAACACCCTCGAAACCCTTGGCTCGGAGGTGTTTTCAACAAGCCCCTACGCACTTATTCACGAAAAGGGTGGAACCATCCGGGCCAAAAATGCTTACAAGGGGTTGCAGGGTGGCCCCTACCTGAATATTCCATCGAGCCAGAACCAAACAGCCGCAGGCGTGACGCGCATGACACCCCGCGAGGCATTCAATGCCGGTGCAAATATAATTCCATTAAATAATGCACCAAAGGCCAAATTTATGATATTATTAAACGGTCAACCGATGTATTGGCTAGTGAAGGAAGTGACGATCCCGGCGAAGCTTGGGCTCGAAACAACTGCACGGGATGAAGTGCAGCCGCTATTGGCGAGGTTGACAGCAGGAATTAACGGAGCATGGAATGCCGGAACATAAGCCAGCACAAACCCAAATAATGGACGCAATACATGCGCGTTTATTAACTATCAAGCAATCGAACGGGTATTATTCAACGCCCCGCACGGTTGCGCGTGCTCGCCTTTCCAATTTTGTCTCTTCCGACATGCCCTCCATCAATTTCACGCAGAACGTGGATGTCTTGCTGGATGAAATCCCAGGCAAGCAGCTCCGCGAGCTGACGGTCATTATAGAGATGTATGACCACCACGAAGAGAGCGTCAAGCCATTTCCGGACAGAGCGACAGAGCTGGCCTCGGATGTGCAGATTGCTCTGTGGCGGTCACCAGATGCCCCGAGGCCGGAGGACAGGATGGAGTCCAGGCTTGGCGGCATCGTCGACAACTTCACGCTTGATCGCGTGCAGCCCGCAATAGACCTGGGTCAAAAGCCCTTTTGCGGGGCGGTTATCAGTCTGACGGTGCGGTACCGCGTAGCCGCTGATAATCCATTCCAATTAGTTAACTAAATCACACACACGAGCAAGGAGCGCTCCGAATATGTCAAACCAACTTTTGCAGTATGAAGCAGGCCAGGATGCATCCCCGATGCAGGAACTGACCAACACCGGCGACAACAAGCTGTTCGACAGCCCTGCCGACCTTTTCTCCAAGCGCAGCGGCTTCGCCCCGGTTGTTATGCCGAACGGCCTGCTTACTGGTGCCCAGGTTAAGCCGAAAGTCGGCCAGAACGACCAGGTTGAGATCAGCTCAGCCACCGCAAACCAGGGCGGCGTAAAAAAGACCATCGCTGGCACAACCCTGACGGTTGCCCGCGCTGCGGTTGATACTCACATCATCGCCTCGATTGTTATCAATTCAGCTGGTGCTTTTGAAGCCATCGCCGGAGCCGAGGGCACGTCCTTCTCTGAGACTCGCGGCGCTGCGGGCGGTCCTGCCTACATTGAGGTGGACGAGATCGAAGTGGCTCAAATCCGCCTGGCCTCTGGTGCGGCTGCTGAAATCCAGACCGCCGAGGTGTTCACGGTTCCTGGCCTGCACCGCGAGATGGCCCTCTCCCCGGTTCTGAAAGTGCTGGCAAGCACTGGCCAGGTTGAGTTTGCTGGGCAGCTGCCGACCATTCACACCGGCGACACGCCGAAAAAGGTTTATGCGTCATTTGCTGAGCCGATTTTCGCCGCCGTCGATCTGGCTGCTGATTTCCAGCCGTCCGAGAACACCCACTCTCTGAGTTCAACGCAGGTTTATGGCGGCACTATCGGCTCCACGTCGATCTCTCTGAACTCCGCAACCTTTAAGGCTTATCTGGAAGATGGCATCTCAGATCCGTTGGCAAAGCTGCGCGACGAGATTCTGTGGTTCAAGTTCATGCCGGATCGTCACAAGCTCAACCAAATCCTCGAACAGGGCATCCTCGGCATTCGTCGGTCCTATCCTGCGGGCGGCAAGGTTGAGGCTGACTGCACCATCTCGCCTGAGCAAATCGGCATTTCGGTTGAGGGGTAATCCATGGGCTTCGATCTGAAAGCGTTTAACCGCTCGAAGTTCGAACCACGTGAAAAGGCGGTCCCGGTGCAAGTCCTGGCCGCCTTTTTTTCCGAGGGCGATGAGCCCGTTTGGAAGGTTCGGGCATTAACCCACGCAGAGCTTTCGAAGGTCCGGGAGGCCCCCAAACGGGACGACCTGATCAAGACGGCTATCAATGCCCTGGCGGGCGGCGATAAAGACAAGCAGAAGATGATCACGGAGATGCTGGGCGACGTGAACGGCGTGCCGGAGCGGACTCGCGTGCGCATTGAGGCCCTGCGGCTCTGTTCCGTTGATCCTGTTTGCGACCAACAAATGGCCGTGAAAATTGCGGAATACTACCCCGCCGTGTTGGAGCATCTGACGGACACCATTTTCGGGCTCACCGATGAGGGGGCGGAAGTCGCAAAAAAAAAGCGACCGAACTCTGGCACCACGGAGACGTAAGGTTTGATTTGATGCTCTGCGAGGATCGCGGGGCGTTCATGTTTCAAATCCGCCCGGACCTCTTTCCCGCTGGCTACATGGATGAAGTCGAGCGGCAACTGTGGGCCATTTATTACGAAGACAAACAAGCACGGCAGAAGGCCGACAAATAACGAGTCAAGGACGACGACACCATGCCATTCGCATCAGCAGCCACCTCAACCATCAATATCGCATTTGGAGCCATAAACAACACCGGCACGGCGTTCAGCCAGGTCGGCTCTGGGCTTGATAGCATTGCCCAATCCGCGCAATCAATCACCTCTCCCCTGGCCTCGGTCACTGACTCCATCATCAACATGGACCTGGCCCTTGCGGCTATGGCGGCCACTGCGTTGGCGTTTGCGGGCAATGAAGCGATCAAGTTTGAGGGGGCGCTGATTGATCTCGCGAAGGTCATGGATGACAGCGAGGGCGGTGTTGGCAAATACTCCGATGAACTGAAGAAGTTATCAAAGGAGTTCGGGGTCTCCGCCGTTGATACCGTTAACGGCGCGGCAGACTTCAAGCAGGCTGGATTTACCATTGAAGACTCGATGTATTTGGTGGAGAAATCCTTGCTTGCCGTGAATGCTGCGGATATGACCACTGCCGCATCGACTGAGTTTTTGATTTCCACACTGCGTGGTTTCAAAGCTCCTGCAAGTGATGCAGGGCGAATTCTTGATGTTGTCAACAAGGTCTCGAACCACGCAGGCACGAGCGTTGAGATGCTTGCCGACTCGTTTAAGATTTTGAGCCCCATGGCGGCGGAACTCGGCATCTCTTATGAGGAGCTGGCATCAACGATGGCTCCAATGATTGAGGTGACCAGGAGCGGCTCAGAAGCAGCAAACGCTATGAAAACCGTCTACTCAAACCTCATCAAGCCGACGAAAGAAGTGCGCGACATGCTTGAAGGGGAGCTTGGCATTCAGCTGGAGGTCAACGGGCAAAGGAGGCTGGCGTCCGACATTCTGAAAGAGGTGAGACAGAAGACAGAGGACATGACTGCTGCCGACAGGCTCTCTGTAGCTGCGAAAATTGCAGGCGCTGAGCAAGCGTCTCGATTCACTTCATACCTCGGAGCAAGCGCAAGAAGCGCAGAGCTTCACACCCTGGCGCTGGAAGCCGATGGCTCTGCACAGAAAGAGTATGAAAAGAGAATGGAGTCAACCACGGCTGCCATCAACAGAATGAAGTCCGCATTTTCAGCAGCTGCCATTTCGCTCGGCGAGGAATATCTGACTGAAACTCAGGAGGTCGTGAAGGGCACCACGTCCATGATGGATGCCATTGAGCAGGTCATCAAGGGCAAGAACGCCGAGCAGCTGTTCGACGTGCTCCGGGGTGCCATGTCTGATTTTGCCGCCAATCTGAATGAGCTGGCTCGGAACCTTCCGGCTGCGTTTGAGCAGGTGGACCTGACTGGGCTGGTTCGGGCGTTTAAGGATGCGGGCGGTGAGATTGACGGCATTTTCGATATTGATGTGAGCGACCCGGAGGATATCGCCAGGGCCATCCAGTATGTGGTGGACACAATTGAGTCGCTGACTGACGCGACCACCGGCATCATAAAAGCATTTGATGACTTCCTGGACGATTACGTTGCGGGCGGGATTGAGTGGCTGAACTCTCTGAGCGTCGAAGGCAAAAAGGCATTTGGCGAGGTTGCGGGCTGGGGCAAGATCGTCAATGAAATAATCCCAATGTTCACTGGGTTCACCGATGCGCTTCAGGGGATTGGTACCGCCCTTTCTGTTATGGCTGGCGCAAGCGTCGTTTCCAGCATCTCATCGCTCACATCGCTCGCAGGACTTGGCGGCTCAATGGCCTCTCTTGGAACCTCTATCGCTGCCGTGACGCGAGTGCTCGGACCCTATGCCATAGCCATCACAGGTGCAGCTCTTGCCGGGAAGGATATGGGGGAGACGATTTACCGAAATAACGAACTGATCCGCAAAGGAACTGACATAGTTGTGGACAATGCTCTTCAGTTGGCGGGAATGACAAATACTCGCATTCAAATGAAAGAGTCCTATGAGAACCTGACCCCATTGATTGAGAAATATATCAAGGCGACGGGCGATGAAAACATCACGGTCGAAAACCACATGGAGAAGCTCCAGGCGTGGGGTCGCCAGCGGAAGGCGCAGATCGAATATAACGAAAACCTTGAGAAGTCGTTCAAGACACTATCCCCACAAATAGAAGCATACACGAAACTAACGGGCGACCAGAACGTCACAGTGGCGAACCACCTCGGAAAGCTTTCGGAGTATCGCCTGGCAAAAGAAGGCGAGACCCAGGCAAACGTTGACCTGCGCAACAGCTACCTCGACCTATATCCGGCAATAAAGGAGTACGTCGAAATAACCGGCGACCAGGATATCAACCTGGGCAACCATATCGAAAAGCTGGCCGAATTTGAGAAGCAGCACGGCTACAACCTCGACACCATGGTCAAAGTCCGCGACCAGATGAAAGGCATGACCGAAGATCAAAAGCTCGCAACCAAGGAGCTGATCGGAGGAAATCTTGCAGCTATTGATGCGAAGAAGGCCCAGGACAAAATGGCCGAGTCATCCTCCAATGCGGCGAAAGAGCTGGAAAACGTTGGGGACAAAGCGAAGAAGGCGAAGGGGGATATCGAGGAGCTGACGAACGACCAGAAAATCAAGATCCTGGAAATCGGGGTGGATTTGAAGGTTGAGCAAGTTCGGGCGCAGATTGATATTTTGAAAAGTGAGCTTGACTCCCTCGGCGGTTTTTTTCAGAAGTCCTCAGAAAATATTGGCCAGCTACTGGAAGGGCTCGGGAAAGAAGACGACTACAATGACGAGCGGCTGGAGTTCCTGGAAAAGGAATACGACATCAAGCTAAAAATCCTTGATCAGCATGAAGAGAGTGTCAAATATGCTCGGGAGCAGGCCGAACAGCTCAACCTGAACAACCTCTCACTTGAGGATCAGAGGGCTCTGGCAGAGAAGCTCGTGGAGAAATTTGGGCTGCAAAAGACTGCAACAGAAGGTGTTGCCACAGGTCTCGAAAAAGCGAAAGAGAACCAGGAAGGAGCCAAGGATGCGACAGTAGAAACCAACGAGGAGCTTGACAAGACTGCGGACAAGCTCGAAGCCCTCACCTCCGAAGTGTTCATGTTGCAGCTTGAGCTGGATATGGAAGCTATCAAGGCCGCCGCCGAGGGTGTTCAGATGGCTATGAAAACCACGGGCAACATGTTCTCTGACACCGGCGAGGTTATCCGGTATGCAATCGGGCAATACGACAGTTCGATGGATATCTTCGATAAATGGCAGCTCAATGACGTCGTAGATCGGCAGCTGGATTTGCAGGAGAGCGCACAGCGGCAGCAGGCAGAGCTTAACAAATCGGTGATCGAACAGAACAACAGCGTGACCGAACTGAACAAAGCAAGGGCCCGACAGATCAACGGCGGGCGGCCTGAGATTATTGTCAATGCGGAAGGTCTGGAGGCTGAGCTGAAAGCCGTGCTGGGCTCCATTATCGAAGCCGCGCACATTGAAGCCTCGCAGGGCGGTTATGAATATCTGATCGGGGGTTAACCCTGGAACTGGTCGAGGATAATCGCCAGGGCGTCGTCGCGTTTACGCAGGCCCCTGGCTTCTTTCAGTGCGTCGATTTTTTCGAGGTTGTCGTCTGACACGTAAAAGTTGACCCGACGAACCCCCTGCTCTGCCAGCTTCTCACGTTGCTCGGCATGCCATCGCGCCTGGGCCTGCCTCTGTTTTTCTTTTGCTTCTGGGCTCAGTTTTTTCAT